TGGGTAGCTCCTTAGGAATAGACTTATTATATGGCTTGTAGCCTAAGTCCATCATCATACCCAGCCAGAAGTTATCTATGTCGGCAAATAAATCTTGAATGCCATCATGGAAAGGTTTGGCTATGTTCCTTAGAGATGCAGATATCTGACTCATTACATAAGCAGTCATTCCTTGAGTACCAGTACCATACATAGCCCAACTAGGACCTCCACGCTGCATCATAGCTTCCATATCTAGTTGGCTAGCTCTAAGTTCTACAGGGATACCAGGCATCTGGATAGGTGCAAAGCTATCCTGAGGTCCCATCTTGAACACAGCACCATACTTGAATACTTCTTCAGGTTTGACTATTCTAACAGAGCTAGCACTTTTCTCCAGCCAACGAGGTTGAGCAGTATCTCTAAGAAGCTGCATAGAGAATGTCCACCACTTGTTCCAGCTTCTGTAGATGTTTTCATTGGAAGCTATTACAGACTGACCAATCTCCCCTTTCCAACGTTCAGTGTCACCAGATAGAAGACCCATATCTGGTAGCCCGCCAACTGGACCTGTGAAGATTGGTATCTGCTTGAATCTAGGCTCGTAGGTTAAGGGCTTAAATAGTTCAGAGCCAATAGCAACAGAGTTCCATACACTACCACCATCGTCTAGCTTCCAGTAGTCATGTATAGCAGACTTACCCATAGGGACTCTACCAGTCCAACCCGCCCTAGCTATCATTCTGCTAACCTCCATCGGTTGGGCAGTAAAGATATGGGCACATTCCACTAGGTCATCGTCCCAGTTCTGGTATACTGTGGCTGAGTTCCAGATTTCAGCATAGCATCTTTTACCATCTAGGGACATAGTAGAGAAGACAGAATACCAACCAGTAGCTAAGAGAAGACCAATAAACTCCCTAAGCCAGTATCTACCCCTTCTTCGGTAGCGGGTGAAGATATCATCCCAGGCAGTATCAAAGATGTCTTCCACTTCACCAGCAGCAGTTACCAACTCAGCAGTTAAGTCCTGAGATGGTATTCTATGGGGAATCTTCTGCTCTAACATACCAAGGATCAAGTTGAATGAAGCTCTTGGGTCATTACCTACAAAGGACTCCATATTCTTCTGGGCAAGCTCATCCTCCATCTGGATAAGTCTATACCAGTCTCTAAACTTGTTGCTTCGTTTCAGCCAGAATTGTCTAATAGCTTTACATCTAGCTATTACCTGCAAACTTGTCATTGATACTGTACTAGCTGTCATTGGTTACCTCCTATCTATTGCCCCAACCCTCAGGCCAGCCAGCAACTCCTACTAGTCCCCTTTCCATTGGTAGGGAAGTTCTACAGACCATAGCAATAGCAGCTGAGTCATGGTAGTCATCAGAGCCCAGTGATAAAGCTCTCATTCCCCTAGCTCCCTGAACCCAGCGGATATTTCTGCACTGGCTGATTATTCTGATGTCATGGGTTAGTATATTAGCTAGGTGTCTATTCATCTCAGTTATCATATAAGGTTTAGTTTTAGGGTCAGTCCGCCAGCCAATATCTCTGCCTATTACACCAGATACTGGGTCGGTTCGGTAGTAAAGCTCAGGGTAGTCTTTAAGATGAGTTACTATTCCCAGAGAAGCTTCTGGAGCTACTAAAGCAGTATTGTAGAAGCGAGCAAAGTCTTTAGCCTTATCTGCAAACTCATCCTGCTCCCAGAATCCAGACATAGTAGCACAGTGTTTGAATATAGCTGGTGACTCATCTGTTGCTTCGGTGAAGTGCCAAGCAGTAGCTACAGACTCTGAGACCTTTCCCTCACCAGCATCCATAGCTACCAGATACTTTAACTCTTCCTCTGGAGGATACCAGATATCAGCAAAGAGGTTATGGATTGGGGCTGGGTAGCAGTTCCTAGCCTTGTCATTAAGTAGTTCAGCATCATAGACCATATCACCAGCTGTTAAGAAACAGTCCACATCATTCTCAGGGTACTCCTGGCTAAAGAGGACTCTGGTCTCACCACTACGTCTAAGACTAGACATCTCAGCCATCTTATAGCGTCTCCAACGTATCTGGTCAAAGGTTAGGTTAAAGTTTAGCACAAGATTCTCCTCGTCAGGAATAAGGTTATCAAGCTCAGGAACATCATCTCCAGGGAGGGCAAACGGACTATCATAAGCTATTACATACTCTGGGTGGTCAAACCAGCGATAGAAGTGGTGCCTGAACACTGACTGCCCAGTATCTTTACCTTCCTTAGCAGCATGGTAGACTTCGTAGAAGTCATTGTCCTCACCATTGGGAGTAGACAGTACTCGTACTTTAGTTGGGCGTTCAGCTACCATAGCTACTCGCTGAAGAGCAGCAGCAAATACTCTCTCAGCATCACCAGGCTGCCAGAAGGCAAACTCATCAAGAAGTAGATTATGGATTGGCTCTCCTCGGATACCAGCAAAGCTTCTGGCAGAGCTGATATAGAAGCTGCTATGAGTCTTCTCAAATACTAATTCATAGGTACTCTTATGGATCATCTTATCAATACTGGGGATTCTACTTTGAAGATAATCGTAGAAGATTTTAGCCTTCCTTAGTAGTCTACCAGTAATGAACTCGTCATAGGAGACAATGATGGAAGTAGTGCCAGGAATGGTAATACAGTCGATTAAGAAGTCACAGATGAAGTAAGAGCTTGCTCCCACCTGGGCAGGCTTGACATAAACATCTTTCCCAGAGGAAGTCTCACACATATCAGATTGGATAGGATTAAGGATAAACGGGACAAGGTTACGAGACTTGTCCTCAATTAGCATTAAGGTTTCCATAAAAAGCTTTCTATCTCCTAGTAGGAGATTTAGAGCTTCAGCTTGAGTAGTCATATATTCCTCTACTAGTAGTTATCTTCCTCGTGTTCTAGAAGCTCTGCCTCGCCTAGGCAATTTTCTGAGAGTAATAGCTAGCCTAGCCTGTCTACCAAGTCTGCCTGGTGACTTAGCTGCTCCTCTCAACCAGCTTCTACTAATATGGTTCTTCAGTGCTCCTGCTCTTTTGGCTGCAGCTCTAAGTGCTCCAGGCCTCTTGATAGCTCCAGCTATCCACTTCTTCTTTGCCATCACCCACCTCCTATTTTGCTAACGTTATAGCAGCTAGTACTATCACTACCATCAGAAAAGCTAGAATGAAGTTAATCTTGATGTCCTGCCACTTTAACCTAGATGGGATATGATTATATACTGCATCCCATAGCATAGAGATTTGGTCTTTCTGATTAGCTGGTTTCTCTGGGCCTTTACACTTCATCTCCATCTCCTAAGTGTTAATTTCCTCAGAGGTCTTACTCTACCAACAGCTCTCGGCTCTCTTATCCTAATACGGCTAACCTGAGCCTTCTTGATGTTCCGTCTAGCAGCTGCTCTTACCCTTGGAGTGGTTGGTCTTCTCGGCACTTACTTCATTCCTCTCCCAGTCCTGCACAATCCTGATATGCCCACAGGACTTACATTTGTACTCTACTAAGTTACCACCTTTAATCACTATCATCATTGGTAGGTTGCAGTTTGGGCAGTTCACCTCTCTTAGCCTCCAATGTTATCCTCTGCTCAAGTTTAGAAGCTGTTATTATAAACTGAGTAAAGTCAAGACCACCATCACCAGACTCAGCTGCTATTAAGGCTTCAGCAATTTGGAGCTGCTGAGGAGTATAGTAAGCACGCATCTTGACTAAGTAGTGGTGGTCTTGAACAGACATGGGGATAGCTTTGCCTTCTGAGTCTTTATCTGGGTGGAGGCTTTGCTTGAGGATTCTGTAGTCTTTTTCTAAAACAAGACGGTAGTTACGAAGAAACTCTAAGTTGGCATATTCCATTCCTAGAGTCTTACGGAACTCTGGTATTCTATCCTCTAAGGATACAAACTCCTCACTGTGCCGCCAGAGGGATAAGGTAGATTTGGCTCTACCAATAAGCCGTAGAGCTTCTCTGAGGGAGAAGCCACTGGCACGGAGGCTAAGATAGCGAGCCCTGTCGTCATCACGATTGTAGGGAAGTATTGATTGGGCTATGTGCTCTTCTGGAGTTTTCTCTGCTATAGCTGTTGTTACCACTTCATCTGACATTTGCACTCCTTCTAGTCTAGTCTATCACAATATAAGTTTTATGTCAATATATATAATGTATTGTAATTATAACACTAATAATATGTATTATTTATTATATTTTACTGTTTACTGGGTATTGACAACTATGGGGACTATATGGTATACTGTATGTATAATGGACAAGAGATGCCAAGCTATGATAGATGCTGGTATAGAGAACCCAGAGAGTCAGGAGGGTAAAGACTTCTGTATATATAAGTGTCCCTATGCTAGGTGCATAGTATTTGATGACTTAAGGCCCAGAACTAAGAAACGGTTAGCCAGAGCAGTAGAGTCCAAGAGGCTATGGACAGAAGGGTACTCAATAAGGGAGATAGCTGAGAAGCTTAACATAGGGCATAGAAGTATAGAGAGGGACTTAAGTGGACGTCTGGATTAAACAGTGTAGGAAGCAGTCCAGGTGTAGGCACTGTCCAGAGCCTATTACCAAAGGACAGTATATGGTAGTTGGTAAGCTCTGGAAGGGGAAAGATGGGGTTGCCAGGACATGGACTATTATACTTAGGTGGCATACTCAGTGCTGGATAGACCAGGCCATACAGAAGCTGGAGAAGCAGCCATTTATAGAGACTAAGGGAAGGAAGAGACTAGACCCAGGCCATACAGTAGCTGAAGTTAAAGATGGTAACAGAGGAGCTAGACACAAGATTATGATGAGAAGGGCTGCTGTGGTACAGAGGATAAAGAAAGAAGTAGAGTTGCCAGAGCAGAGCATAGATAAGATTATACATTTAGGTGAGATGTTGAATCAGCTAAGAGAAGAGATTGAGTTGGTTGGAGGAGTACCAAAGTCATGGGAGTAAAGTTTCCTGAGCCATACTGTAACTACCATAGTCCTAGTGGTAGCCACCACTATCTTAAGATAGCAGATAACATCTGGCAGTGTAAGTACTGTTGGGCTGTTATGTGGCTTCCTAATAACTGGGATGACTGTGAAGCCTTTGGTATTGATGTAATGCGAATGGGGATAGATAAAGCTTATCAGAAGCAGTTACGTAATAGACCAGGGGTTAGGCAAGTACTAAGTACATTAACTGAGATTAGCCAGGCGAGGGAGGTGATGCCAGAAGATGAGCTGATAAAGGTTGTAGCAGATATTGTTACTAGTAGAGATTTTGAAGAGGACTCAGAGCTAGATAGACCTTATGAGCGGGTAAGGCAAGATATGACATTTGAGAGAATATTTTAGGGAGGAGGTAAACTATGCCAATCATAACTGTGACAGGTGATGAAGCAGCAGCAGAATCTAATAAACTGCTTAGAGAAAGAGATAGGCATTGGGAAGTGTTAGCAAGGCTAGACCGAATTATCGAACTACTAGAAAATCTGATTAGACAGAACAGGCGGTGAGTTATGCAGATAAAGATTAGACCATCAGTAATTATCATATCCGTAGGTTTGACAACAGCCCTAGTCTACGCAGTTATATCAGGTACCCAAGAAATGGTAGCTGTTTTATCTGTGGCACTAGTTGGGGCTCTGTCTAAGCTGGTGGAGTCAGAAGAGAAGAACTAAGGAACCAAGGTAGTTTCTCCAGATTGAAGAATTTGCGCCAGAGCAACTAAAATAAAATATACACTGCAAAGGAGGGCTACCGTATAGCACGAGGTTGATTAGAACAAATGTACTATGCAGAGATAGTAGAACAAATGTGCTAATACATGAGCTGGTGCGTCATCAATAGGTCAACGAGCATTTGTTAGAACGGGTGAG